GGGAGGCTATGCCTCCCCGGAGTGCTTAAATGTACAACACCCATCTACCTAAACTCATACGAGCATGGTAGGTGTAACATCCATCCCCAAAGGAAGACTGTGCCATGGCTAAAACCCAGAACGTACTTTTCCGAAAGGACCCGTGGCGGGAATACACCGGCTTGCCGGGTAATCCCATCCCGGGGTACGATCAGGGAATTAACTATGCAAATGGCTCACAGGATTTGCTTGTCTCTTTCGGACATAACTATAAAAAGTTAGGTACCGGAGGTGACATAGGTGGACCGTTTCACTGTGTGAAAAGAGAGCTTGAGGAGTCCAATTGGACTTGCAAGCCCTACAATCGCACAGTGAATCATGACGGTAATAGTAATGCGTTTACTTACGAAGGTAAGTATTACGCTGAAACTAGAGCCGTGTCCAATTCGGACTTTCCGTCTGTCCCAATTCCGTCCAATTCAGAACTGGACGCTTTGGGAACTACAGCGATAGCCCGGACAATTCCTACTTCGCCACTTGTCGGTTTAGCAGTTACACTGGGAGAGATTAGATCGGAAGGAATTCCGAAGCTAATTGGAGCTGACCTTACTCAGGAGCGAGTACGACGAGCCCGCGCTGCGGGTTCTGAGTATCTCAATGCTGAGTTTGGCTGGTTCCCTCTTCTCAATGACGTCTTTGCTTTCACTGCAGCAGTGACCGATCATCAACAGATCATCGATCGCTATGTAGCGGAATCTGGACGGTTGCTTCACCGAGCGTATACCTTTCCAGACCAAATTTCGACTACTACAAGTACGGGTACAGCGTACCCAGTACCTGCTAGTAAAACCGGATTTTGGAATGGAATAGGGACTAAGACCACAACGACGACTACAACAGTACGTCAGTGGTTCGAAGGTGCCTTTACGTATCACCTTGCCCCTCCGGGCTCGGTTTTACGTGAAGAACAAATCGCAGCTAAGCGATTTGGTCTTAGGATTACTCCTGAGGTCCTTTGGAATCTTACTCCCTGGTCTTGGGCGGCCGATTGGGTCACGAATATCGGAGACGTTGCTCGCAACGTTTCCGCATTCATGAACGACGGCCTAGTGATGCCGTACGGCTACATGATGAAGGAAACTTCTATCAAGAAAACCGTACATAACACGGGAGCTATCACGAAATATGGACAGCACCGTGTTAGTTGCCACCAATCTTTCACTACTACGCGAAAGATTCGTCGCAAGGCAACACCCTTTGGGTTCGGCTTAAACCTGACTAGTTTTACTAGTCGGCAATGGGCCATCCTAGCTGCTCTTGGTTTGTCTAAGGGCAACGGGCAGATGAAGTACCAGTAATGGTATTACTCATCATCTGGCTATCTAGGTCCTATACCTAGGTGGCAAGCACCTTTGCACGCGGGAAGTACCCGCGGCTAAGTGTAGGAGTTGATAGTCATGGCTTTTGCCGACCCGCAGTCAGTTACCATCAACGCCATTGCGAAGTCCCTTCCAAGGACTTCTTCTGGAGTTGACACCGGATCCTTTACTAAGGATGACGGTGAGGTTAAGTTGACGGTGAGCCACGCTTACAATAAGCGTACTCGTCGTCTTCTTCGCCTTGATCACAAGAAGCTCGTCACGGATGTGCTTGATCCAACGATCATGTCGTACTACAACATGAGCACCATGCTCATTGTTGAGACGCCGATTGTTGGGTACACGCTCACCGAGGCGAAGCAAGTTGTGGATGGGCTTACTGCCTATCTCACAGCCTCTTCTGGTGCTCGCGTTACCCAGCTACTGGGTGGCGAGAACTGACATAAGTCAGGTCGGTTGCCATGGCAATGGACTCTAGCACCCCCTTCTTATAAGGAGGGCTAGATGAAAAGCCATATGCAACTGTTACACGTGCTTCTCAACGAATTGGGAAGCAGATGTTGCACTAGCACCAGTCTCGATCTTAAAACAATCGAGGCTCGTTTCAAGCACGAGGGTGAATCGTTTTTAACGATCACCTTACCAGACTTCTGCAAGGACTTCGAAAAAGCCCTTGACAGAGGCAAGGTAGAGTCAACAGACTTTGTAGGTTACTCAAAGTCTGGGCGTCTCCCGAAATTTCTTTCGGGTTTCACCACTCTCGTGTTCGATACGTGTAGTGGAACATTACTGGATGAACCAGATGTTGACGCTATCCAAGCTGTGCGACAGATCACTCTGCTGCACAAAAAGGTTAACCTACCTTGCAGCGATGCAAGAAAGGGAGCGGCAATTGAAAAATTCATCCAGTGTGAGAAGGAACTACGGGCATCGGACAACACCCTGGAGCACTCCGAAATGGAGGCTTTTGGTAGTGTTGCTCGTATGCTGTTCGGGGATTCTGTTTTCCCTTCAGTGGACCGAAAAGTCTACGAAGGGGACATCATCCCAAAACACGGGCCAGGTTCAACAGCTGATAGAATTTCCGGAAATCGGAAGTTCCGTCAAACTGAGTGGACCTGTCGCTTGGAAAGATTGTTTCACGCAAGTGAATATATCTACCCAAGCTGGAGCCACTATCTCTCAAGAGATAGCACTCCACTGCCAGTCCAGTTCCTCGAACCCGGAGCCGAAAGACCCGTCAGGGTAATTACGGTTCCTAAAACGTTAAAGACACCTCGCATCATTGCTATCGAGCCTACTTGCATGCAGTATATGCAGCAAGCTATGCTTGAAGCGATTTTGCATAGTTTTTACAGGGATGACATCCTGTCAAAACTAGTCGGATTTGATGACCAAGAGCCTAATCGGCAAATGGCATCTAAGGGGTCCAGTGATGGATCTCTTGCTACACTCGATCTGAGTGAAGCATCCGATCGTGTCTCTAATCAACTCGTCCGTAAGATGGTGGCACCATGGCTTTGGTTATCCGAAGCTATAGATGCTACCAGATCACGGAAAGCTGACGTCCCTGGCTATGGTGTTTTACGCCTAGCCAAGTTCGCGTCTATGGGTTCAGCCCTATGTTTTCCGATGGAGGCTTTTGTCTTCTTGACAATTGTCTTCGTTGGAATACAGAAGGACTTAACTGTTCCACTTTCCCGGAAACTCATTTTTAATGAGTACCTGGGACGGGTGCGCATCTTTGGTGATGACATTGTCATCCCCAAAGAACATGTGCAGTCCGTGGTGGCTACGCTACAAGATTTTGGTCTTGTAGTTAATGTCAACAAGTCTTTCTGGACTGGGAAGTTCAGAGAGTCTTGTGGGGAAGAGTACTACGATGGGCAAGACGTTGGAGTTGTCAAGCTCACTGAAGTACTTCCAACCTCACGGAAGCACGTGCGGGAGATAGTCGCAGCAGTTTCTTTTCGGAACCTTCTTTATAAGAGGGGTCTGTGGGAAACTGCGGCGTTTATGGACAAGCTGTTGTCACGGTTGATTCCGTTTCCAACAGTCTTGGACACATCTCCTGCGCTTGGCAGGCATTCCTTTATGTTCTATGAAGAACAAAGGGAATGTCCGAATCTGCAAAGGCCCCTTGTCAGGGCCTACACAGTGAACGCACAATCACCTAGCGATCCGCTAGATGGTTATGCTGCCTTGCTCAAGTTTTTCCTTAAGCGCGGCGATGAGCCGATTGCCGACAGGGATCACCTGAAACGTGCTGGGCGACCCCGGGCCGTCAACATCAAGCTCGGGTGGGTTCCTCCCTATTAGAGAGGAGGGTGAGGGTGCCGAAAGGCCCCTGCGGAGGGAGCTATGCATCCTTCGTTTCCGGAGGATGTGTAGCTCTTATAGGAGTTACTCCTATTCCGCTAACGGGGGTATGCACGCTGTGCATCCC